GACCTAAGTAATATCTATTGCGCTTAGTTCTAGGTTTGATAAAATTGTTGTCTACACTATTAAGGAGATTCATGGTTTCAAGCACATTAAATGAAAGTCTATTTTCATTCAGACTGAGTGATGATTTTGTATCATCATATAAGAATAAAAAAGCCCCTTTCGGTTACAGAGACGCTGCGGGCAATTCTGTTGGAGAAATAACATTCTTGAGAACATATTCAAGAAAGAAACAAGACGGAACAAAAGAAACTTGGACTGATGTTTGCGAGCGTGTCATCAATGGAATGTACTCTTTACAGAAAGATCATTGCAGAAAAAATCGTTTGCCTTGGAATGGCGTAAAGGCGCAATCTAGTGCTAAAGAAGCTTTTGATAGATTGTTTAATCTTAAATGGACACCGCCGGGTCGTGGACTTTGGATTATGGGAACACCTCTGGTAAATATCCATAAGAATTCAGCCGCCCTTCAGAACTGTGCTTTTGTTTCAACATCTGAGATGTCAAAAGATAATCCTGCTGAGCCATTCACTTTCTTGATGGAAGCGTCAATGCTTGGTATTGGTGTTGGATTTGATGATAAAGGTTCTGATAAAGATTTTAATATCTATAAGCCCTTGGATAAGGTCTTTGTTGATGTCATTGCTGATGATAGAGAAAGTTGGGCTAGAGCAACTGGTGATTTGATTAATTCATATCTCAAGCCAGATCAGCCAACAATCGAATTTGATTACTCACTTATAAGACCGTATGGTTCACCAATTGCAACATTTGGAGGAACAGCATCAGGTCCAGAGCCTTTGATGAAACTCCATAAAAAGATTAAGAAGATGTTTGAAGGTCGTGGAGGACAAAAGTTAACAACAGTTGACATTGCGGATATTGGCAATCTAATTGGTGTTTGTGTTGTATCAGGGAATGTTCGCCGTTCAGCAGAGTTGTTTATTGGTCGCAATACGGAAGACTTTTTAAATCTGAAAAATCCTGAAGTATTCCCTGAAAGAAATTCATACGATCCTAGTGATCCCGGACATGGATGGATGAGTAATAACTCTATCGAGACAAAGGTTGGTGCTGATATCTCAAATATTATTGACAGCATCGCTTTGAATGGTGAACCCGGAGTTATTTGGATGGACATGTCTCAGCAATATGGTCGCTTGGCTGATCCTCCAAACAATAAAGACTGGCGTGTTGCTGGTTATAACCCATGTGCAGAGCAATCGCTTGAATCATATGAGTGCTGTACTCTTGTTGAAACCTACCTCAACCGTCACGACTCTCTTGAGGATTACAAGCGAACTTTGAAGTTTGCTTATCTTTATGCAAAAACTGTAACGCTTCTTCCGACTCATTGGGAAAAGACAAATGCAATCATGCAAAGAAATCGCCGTATTGGTGCGTCAATGTCTGGTATTGCTAACTTTGCTGACATTAATGGAATGCCAATATTGCGTCAATGGATGAATAGTGGATACGAAACAATTAAAAGATACGACAACATCTACTCAGAATGGTTTGGCATTCGTGAATCAATCAAAATGACAACTGTTAAGCCTTCGGGGACTGTTTCAATCTTGGCCGGAGAATCTCCGGGAGTTCATTGGACACCAGGTGGTAAGTTCTTTAATCGTGCAATTCGTTTTGCTAATGACGATCCAATGCTTCCTCTATTTCGAATGGCTAATTATCGTGTTGAACCAGCATCTGAGTCTCCAGATACAACATCTGTTGTATTTTTCCCAATCAAGTCTTCAGCAAGAAGAGCGGAAAAGGATGTCACTATATTTGAGAAAATGGCAATAGCTGCTCATGCTCAAAGATACTGGTCAGATAACTCTGTGTCAGTCACAATCTCTTTTGATTCGGAAAAGGAGCAGAAGCATATTGGAACCGTCTTGCACATGTATGACGGACAACTTAAAACTGTGTCTTTCCTCCCTTCAGGTAATTTTACATATCCTCAAATGCCATACACTCAAATAACAGAAGAGGAATATATCAATGATGGTGAAATGAAATTATTCCCAATTGACTTCTCCGGAGTTTATGCAGGAATGGCAGCAGACGCTATTGGTGAAAACTATTGCAGTACAGATTCTTGCGAAATTAAACTTATTAAAGACAACATTCCTAAATAATTGACAGAAGTTGTCAATGCAATGTGGATAAATTAAAGAAAGTGGTGTAGAATTGTCTCAAATGTCTTCAGATATGATCAAAAGTAAAAATATTTGGGTTCCGGAGAGAACCTATGGCGTATGTCTTTGGATAATGCCAGATGGTCTTCCATTAACTGATGGAGATGGTGTTCTCTGTGCAGAAGGTCTTGTTGGTGATGAATCTCTTGAACTTCGTGTTGCCGAGGCCGCCAAATACTGGACAGGTTCTGAAGATGGAGTAATCCGTTGGGTTCCTGGTGCAAGAAAAGTTTCTTCTGATGAGAGAGATGACCAAGCAGAGCGCCTCGCTGCTGGCTTGGTAGCCGATCCTTTTGAAGATATGTTTGACGAGCACTTTAGGAAGTAATTATGGACAACAAAATGGTATTAGCCGAACAAGACTTTTCTGATGAAATTGATGATATTTCATACACTGGCTTCTCTTCAACTGAGGAAACGATAGACCCATTCTCAATGGTGAAGATAGATTCTCTTTCTCCAAGAATGAAGAGGAAAGCATACAAGATACAGAAAAGACACGAAGGTGAAGATGGCACAAAATCAAAGTATCTTGACCCAGAAGTTGTTAATGGATATTCTCTTTGGGATATTGTAAACCCTCCATACGACTTGGATAGTCTTGCTAAGTTGTATGACCAAAGTGCAATCCACTGCGCAGCTATTAATGCAAGAGTTATGAATACAGTAGGACTTGGATTTGAGTTTTCAGAAACCCTTAAGTCAAGAAGAAGGATTGAGAAAGCACAAGATGATCCAGCAAAGCTGGAAAGAACTCGCAAGAACTTGCAAGATTTACGAGAAGAGCTTGAAGTTCTTTTTGAAGACTTGAATATTGAAGAAACTCTTATTGAAACCCTCGTTCGTGTTTGGCAAGATTGTCTAACAGTAGGAAACGGTTATCTTGAAATAGGTAGAAATAATTCTGGCAAAGTTGGCTATATTGGTCATATTCCAGCAACGATGGTTCGTGTTAGAAGACATCGTGATGGTTTCGTGCAACTGTCAAGAGCAAATAAAATTCAAGCAGTGTTCTTTAGAAACTTCCAAGATTTGGAAATGAAAGACCCTATCAATAGTGATCCAAATCCTAATGAAATCATCCATTTCAAGATGTATTCTCCTAATAATACATATTACGGTATCCCCGCAGCTGTTTCGGCTGCTGCCGCAATCGTTGGTGATAAATTTGCAAAAGAATATAACATTGATTATTTTGAAAACAAAGCAATTCCTCGTTATGCAATCATTCTTAAAGGTGCGAAACTTAGCAACCGTTCTAAAATGGAACTTGTTAATTACTTCAGAACTGAGGTAAAGGGTCGTAATCACGGAACTCTCATTGTTCCATTGCCTGCTGGAATTGGTGGAGATGCTGATATTAAGTTTGAAAAACTAGAAGCCGGAATTCAGGATGCTTCTTTTGACAAATATCGAAAATCAAACCGTGATGAGATTCTTATCGCAAATAGGGTTCCCGCACCAAAGGTTGGTGTTTATGACAATGCAAACCTTGCTGTTTCAAGAGATGCTGATAAAACATTCAAGATTCAAGTAATTGGTCCAGACCAAGCAATTATTGAAAAGAAGATTAATAGACTTCTTGCCGAGTTCACAGACCTTCTCCAGTTTAAGTTGAAGAAGATTGACTTGCTTGATGAAGATATGGAATCAAGAATTTATGACAGATACCTCCGTACAGAAGTTGTAAGCCCTAATGAGGTTAGAAGCAAGATCGGCTTGCCAGAAAGATCTCAGGGTGATGATATGTTGCCATTCCCTACCAAAGTTAAGCAGGAGAATGGTGGAGCTCCTATTGGTAATTCCAATAATTCATCATCTGAACCGCCAAAGTCTAGATCTGACAGTGGAGCGACACCAAGTGGTGTACAAGGCACTGGAGATCAAAAAGAAAGAGGTCAGAGTCAAGATTCTGGCGATAATACAGATACCGTTAAGGTATTTGAAGGAGAAAATAATGAGTAGTATCGTATATACAACAACAGCTATCGCAAGCACAGACGGAGTGGTGTCAATTGGACATCATACTGATTATCTGTTTGTATGGAATAAAAGCAACACAACAAGTGCTATTATTGAATTAAATGGGATACATCAAGTTGTCATTCCGCATTCACCAGATGCTGGTAGTCACACATACCATAAAATTCCAGGCGACTATACAACAATTAAAATTGTTACAGCCGGTGTTAGCTTTTCGGCTTACGCAGTTGGCTGATTATACAAACAATAGTGTATAATATAAGATTACGAGGTGACTATGGAAAATTTTAACTTGTCCTTCCCCATTGACATGATCAAGAAAGAAGAGAGAATCGTAAGTGGTATTGCTACTGCTGACAACATTGACAAATCTGGAGATATTGTTGAATTTAGTGCCTCACTAGAAGCATTTAAAAATTGGGGTGGAAACATCCGTGAGATGCATGCACCCATTGCTGTCGGTAAAGCAATTAATTTTGAGCCAATTGAAATAACTGCTCAAGATGGAACTAAATATAATGCAATCAAGGTTGATGCCTATATATCAAAAGGTGCCCAAGACACTTGGGAAAAGATTTTGGATGGAACGCTTAAGGCCTTCTCTATTGGGGGCAAGATCGTTGAAAAAATTGAATCTGCTGAAAAAATGTTCCGTGGTCGACCTGTAAATATTATTAAGCAATACATGCTTGGCGAACTTAGCCTCGTAGATAACCCCGCAAATGCTCTGGCAGTTGTTGACATTATCAAGATGGACACTGATGGTAATCTTGACTATATCCTAGATATTGTTGAAGATATTGATTTTGAAAAAGCGAAGCAACCTCTAAAAGACCCCAAAGGTGGTTTAACTGCCGCAGGTCGTAGACATTTTAAAGAGACTGAGGGCGCAAATCTTAAGCCCGGAGTTCGTGGAGCAGCAGATACTCCAGAAAAAATGCGTAGAAAGGGTTCATTCCTTACACGGTTTTTTACAAACCCATCCGGCCCTATGAAGAAGCCAAATGGAGAACCCTCAAGACTTGCGCTATCTGCTGCTGCATGGGGCGAGCCTGTGCCACAAAACGCACAAGACGCAGCAGAACTCGCTGCAAAAGGTCGCAGACTCCTTGAGAGATATGCTAATACGAAAGAAAAGGGCATTGAAAAAGAAGGCGAAGTGACAACTGGAAACATGGGTGCTGGCATTAAAAATCCAGCACAGGGTTATCCAAAGAAAAAGAAAAAGGAGTCTTTAATGACAAATGAAATAAAAAAAGAATCTTCAGAGGAAATCTCCGAAGACAATGATTCAATTAATGAAGTGCTTAAACAAATGATGGATTCAATCAGTAAAACTGATAATAATAATGAATTAGTTGAAAATCAAGATAACGAATTGCGAAATGATATAAACTATGATAAGGTCTTTAACATGAATGAACAAGAAATTAACAGACTATCTCTGCTAAAGAGACTAGTCAATTGGCTTGTTCCAGATGTTCAAGAAAATGCTTCAGCACAAGTTGAAGTAACTGAAAACACACAGGAGGAAGAAATGGATATTGAAGTCCTAAAAAACGCTCTCAGTGATGTGGTTGATCAAAAACTCGAAACCTTCGCTACTTCAATTAAAGAAGAGATTGAAGCTTCGGTTCAAAACAAGATTGATGATATTACGAAGGGATTTGAAGCCAGCACTGCTGAACTTCAAGAAAAATTAGAAGCAACAGAGCAAGCTCTGACCGAGCAGGAAGAGCAGGTTAAGGCCTTCGCAACTGCTGGTGCTATCAAGAAAAGTGTTGATCCAGAGGATGATGAGGATGGCGAGGAACTTACCAAGTCCGCTCCAGCATCGCTATGGAACAATGTATATTTGCCACAAGGTTTAATTAACTCCTTGGGCTATAAGTCATAATAGGAGGAAAAACAAAATGGCATCACAAGAAGAAATTCTATCAAAAGCTGACGAAGTAACAACTGGGGTTGTAGGTAATGATTCAGGTGGTTTGATGAAACCAGCTCAGTCAAATCGATTCCTCGATTTTGTTATTGATCAGTCTGTACTTATGCAGAACGCAAGAGTCGTTCGTATGCGTACACCACAAATGGAAATCGATAAGGTTTCCGTAGGCACTCGCTTGCTTTCAAAGGCAACAGAGGCAACAGACAGCGGTGCAAATGCCGCTGTAACATTCAGCAAGGTTTCATTGTCAACCGTTAAGCTTCGTCTTGACTGGGCATTGAGCACTGAGTCTTTGGAAGACAACATTGAAGGTGCATCTCTTGAAGATCACATCGCACAGGTTATGGCTCGTCAAACAGCTAACGACCTTGACGATTTGTTCATCAATGGTAATACATCGTCAAACAATGGTCTTCTTAAGGCACTTGATGGCTTCGTTAAGCTTGCTAAGACAAATGGTCGTGTAGTCGATGAGGCTGGTAATCAGGTTTCAAGAGCTACTTATGATCGTATCCTTCGCAATATGCCAACCAAGTATCTCCAGCGCAGAAATGAACTGAGATTCTTCTCTGGTTCAGGCAATGTTCAAGACACCATCTACAGCTTGGGTAATCCAAACTCCGCAACAGCCGCGACTGCAGGCGCACCATCTCCCGGTTCAGTAACCGGTGATGTGGCTTTCCTTCAGGGCGCAATGCGTGGTAATGGCGGTCCTGGTTCAACTGGTATTTCACCATTCGGTATTCCGTTGATTGAAGTTCCTTTGATGCCAGAAACCGTTACTGGTGACTACTCAGGTGCAGCAGGATCGCATGGTCATATTGAACTTACATTCCCGCAGAACCGTGTTATTGGTATCCACCGTGACATTACTGTGTACCGTCAGTTCAAGCCAAAGACAGACACGATTGAATATACTCAGTACATGAGAGTTGCAAGCAACATTGAAAATGCTGATTCATATGTAATCGGTAAGAATGTCAAGCTTCGTTCACTGTAATTAGTAATTAGAAATTTGTGATTGGGGGGGGTGAAATATCCCCTCCCTTTCGCATTTTATAGTTAAGTATGGTAAGATATTTGTTATGAGTGAAAATATTGTTACTTCAACATCAGTTAATGATGCAAGCAAAACCCCGGCAAAGAAAGCACCAGCGAAAAAGGCTGCTGCAAAGCCAAAAGAATCAAAGCCAGTTCAAAAGAAAGAAAATACTTTAAGCGCAAATAGCGTTGTTATTATTTTTGAAAGTGGAGCTGCATATAGCGGTAATGGTCTTCTTTTTACAAGAGAAGATAGTATCCAAGAAGTTACAGAGGAGCAAGCCGCTTTCCTCCTAACTCTTGAAAATTTTAGAATGCCAGATGTACTTGAACTTGAAGAGTACTTGGCTTCTAAGGAGGATTAATTTATGGCTGGAAATTTAAGCGATTATCTTGAGGTTAAACTTCTTGATCACTTTCTTGGCACAACGGCATACACTATGCCAGCAGATGTTTATTTGGCTCTCTACACAGCCGCTCCTACCGACTCCTCAGCGGGGACAGAGGTTAGTGGTGGTTCCTACGCCAGAAAAATAGCAACATTTAATGCTGCCTCTTCAGGCTCAACAACGAACGATTCAGACATTGACTTCAACGGTATGCCTGCTTGTACGGTTGTTGCAATTGCAGTTTGCGATGCAATCACAAGTGGTAATATTCTTGTATATGGTCCTTTAACTGCAAATAAATCACTTGATGCAGGAGATATTCTTAGAGTTAGCTCAGGCGACCTAAGTATTTCTATTAACTAATTAGGGGGTTGCTTTGTTAAGAAGAGAATTCGCTGGTGGTGTTTTAAAAACACAATTAACAGCAAATGTATCCAACTCAGCAACATCAATTGTAGTTATTGATGGAAGTACATTCCCCTCCGGTTCTCTAAACCCTTTTGTAATTGTAATTGGAAGAGGAACTGCAGCAGAAGAAAAAATTCTCTGCTCTTCAAGATCAGCAAATACTTTTACTGTATCTTCAAGAGGTTATGATTCAACAAGTGCAATAGCGCATACAGCGGGTGAAATCGTTGATCATGTGCTAGATGCAACCACAATTCAGGATATGAACACTGTGGCTAATGACACAAGCATTCTTGCTTGGATGAGGTTCTAATGGCTAACTTAACTCCCAAAACTCTTTATATCGGTAGCGATAGCGCAGCTAATGTTTACACATTAAGCTCCAATGTTGGAAGCTATGCGATTGTGAAGAATATAAATATTTGCAACACAGGCGGAAGCACACTGCTTTGCAATGTTCATCTTATTCCCGCAAGTGGTTCTGCTGGTGCAAACAACAAAGTGTTAAGCAACTTTTCAGTTCTTAGTGGAGAAACTATATCTTACGATTCAGCAGTTGTTATTAACGCTGGTGCTTCTATTTATGTAAGTTCAAGTGTGTCAACAGCAACTTACACTATTAGTGGTGTGGAGTATGTCGCTTAATCAATAATCAAGTATTATTGTTAGGTGAGACAATTAAGATTTAAAAAAGGTTCTTGGGTATTAATACCTTTAATTTTTATTTCTATTTTCGCATCCCCCGCTAAGGCTGAAAACCTAATAATCACACAGCCAACGGATGTTTGGTTTGATTACAGCGAGACAACTCAGTTTATAGCGCAGACTTACATGATTACTGGGTATAACTCAGATCCAATGCTGTGGCTATACAACGAAGCAGGCACTTTGCTCTACAGTATTGATGATTCCATTGGTTTGCAGTCGTATATCTCAATGGAAGTCCCTGCTGGTCGTTACCGGCTAAGGGCTGGTATTTGCTGTAACGACCCCAATGCTTGGCATACCAATGGAGGGTGGAACTTACAATATGAATTAAGTTTTAACGGCGTTGGTTCTACTCAAACTACTTCTACGACAGTGGAATCAACCACAACTACTTCTACCACAATAGAGCCAACTACTACAACTTCTACAACGACCACCACAACAACCACAACCACAACGACAGTGGTGCCGACCACAACAACAACATCTTCAACTACAACCTCCACTACAACTTCTACAACAACTATAGCACCTGAGCCTGAACCGAATGCAACGACTGTTGAGGAAGTTATTCCCCCTCCTGTTGAAACACTTCCAACAGAAAACACCACTGTTTCAATTCCCGAGTTGGACCAAACTCCAGTTTCTACTCCAGAAATAGATACAACACCTGTTGAAATTCCTGAAGACCCAACGCCAACAATTGAAGTTCCCCAAGAGGTTCAAGAAACTATAGATGCAACGGTTGATGATATTTTTGATGCACCTATAACCAATGCAAACCTTGCAAATGCTGTTGATGATTTAGTAGCGGATGCCGGAACCCCTGAAGAACTCACGGCAGTGGTTAATTCTCTTCTTGGTCAAGATTTAACTGATTCGCAGTTTTCTACAGTTATTGATTCAGTGTTTGATGGGCCTATGTCTGACGAAAACTTCTCTGCTGCAGTTGAAGCGGTCTTTGATGATACATCTAAATTAAGCGCAGACCAGTTTGAAGCTGCTGTTGATGCAGTCTTTTCTGAGCCGTTATCTGAAGAGCAATTTTCTGCTGCTCTTGATTCCATTTTTGATGAACCAATCTCGGATGAGAAATTTGCATCGGTTATTGATTCTGTATTAGATACGCCGTTGTCAGATGAACAATTTGAAGCGGTTGTTGGAATTTTAGAGTCAGATTCTGTTTCTGAAGAACAAGTGTCTAATGCTGTTGACAGTGTTTTGGAACTTGGTGTTACAGAAGACCAAGCAACCGACCTTGCTACAAGTGCAAAGGTTTTGGAAAGTATTGACGCAGATCAGGCTACAGAGATTTTCCAAGAGATTCCTGTTGAGAACCTTACTCCAGCAGAAGAAGCTGCCCTTGTTGCAACACTTACTGAAGCGCCAGAAGAAATTAAAGAATCCTTTGAAGGCGCTATTGACATTTTCGGAGAAGGTCTTGATGATTATGTCCCAACAGGCTCTGGAATTGATGTAAAAGCAAGAAGAGCACTGATTGCCGTAACAACGGCTTTAACAACTATTACAACGGCTCCTATGCCCTCTGGAGGCAGTTCTGCACCATCGGGTGGAGGTTCTGGTGGACCATCGGGAAGCGGTGGTTCTGGTAACACAGATCGGGGTAGTACCCGATCAAGGAGAAAATAATGTTTAAGAAAATATTAAACGAACTTCACGCTTTGGCGTGGACATTATCCGGAGGTGTAATTGTATTAATTACATTATCTGGAAAAACTCAAGCTTATGGATTATGGCTAACAGTTGCTGCTTTTGTTGTTCATATGTTTGGAGTTCTGATTAAAAAGGATGAAGAATAATGAATAATACAAAAAATATTTTGTTAAGAATACTAGCTGTATTTGGAGCATCTGGTCTTGGTGTGATTGGCGCTGGCTCTATCGCTGGAGTTAATCTACCTCAAGCAATCCTGATGGCTGGAATTGGAGGGGTTGCTAAAGTTGTTGAAGGATTAGCTAAGGCTTTCCTTAATGATGGCAAACTTGACCTTGACGAGATTGATGAAATCTTTAATGGATCCAAGACTCAGCCTAAAAATGACATCTAATGTATAATTGACTTATAGTGGTTATCCACAAAGGAGATATTTTATATGAAAATTACAGAAGCACAAAAGGCACTAGCAGCATCATACGCAAGAAGCGTATTGGGAGCCGCAGTTGCCGTGTACGCATCAACTGGTGATGCAAAAATGGCTGCGAATGCATTGTGGGCTGCGGCTCTCCCTGTCATCATTCGCTACCTGAATCCAAACGATTCTGCTTTTGGGAAGGTAAAGTAATGCCAAGAAAGTATTCGTACTATCCTAGTTTTGACGGAAAAGGCGCACAGCCTGGAACGCTAAAACTCGTTGAACTTTGTGGAAAAAGATGGAAAGCAACAAATATGGGCGTGTATTCCGCCAGATTGATGAGAAACTCTAAGACCGCAGGTAAAAAGATTGGCGACCCAGGCATGGAGAAATTCCTATCAGTCCACGCAACTGGAGCCGCATGTGATGTTGGCTACACGGACCGCAAGGTTGGTGTTGAGATGTGGAACTGGTTTATTAAGTACACCAAAGAGCTTGGCATTGAAGAGATTCACGACTATGCATATGATGCTGACAAGTCGGACAAGAATGTTGGCTATGGCCGCGGCTTCAGGTGCTCAAGAGGAGAGAACGAGGCAGGGGTCAAAATTTTTAGTGAGTCCGACAATGCCGGGTCATTCGGCGGAAAGTGGTTGCATTTAGAGCTTTCTCCAGAAATGGCAAAGGATGCTGCAAAGTTTGAAGCAGCTTGGAGAGCGTTGCCAAAGCCGGGTGCATGATGGAAGACTTGAATAAAGGAAGAAACAAATCTTGTGAATGCGGTTGTGATTGTGTTGATCAATGCGACTGCGGTTGTGAGTCTTGTGACTGCTAAATATGGCTGGCATAAGAGATATATCAATTTATAAAGGGGATTCATATACTCATGAAGTCCGAATAAAAAATAGCGCTAATACTGCTATTAATATATCTGGTCGTACATATAGAGCTCAAATTAGAAAAACAAAATCTTCTGAGACAATTATACAAACATTTACAACAACCATTAGTAATGCTGCTGCTGGAACACTTAATATCACATTATCATCCGGCACAACTTCGAATATAAATACTGGTATATACTATTATGATCTTGAAGAAACAAATGGATCAACTGTTACAACCTTAATGGGAGGTAAAATAACAGTTATTGGAGAAGTAAGTCGTGGCTGATATAACAACACTGCAAGTTTTGACAGGTGATGTAACCAACATTACTGTATCAAATAGCGATGTTACATCAGTTGCAGTCAGCAATGGAGATGTAACAACACTTGTCGCAACTCCAGCAACAATAACATTAGAAAGAATCTTAACAATGTCAAATGCAGCGCCATTGGACATTGCAAGAGCCGCAAATAGCGGAACTCTTGAGGTTGCAAGTCGAGCAGATCATGTTCACTCAATCGCAAATACATTACTTGATGGAGGTAATTACTAAAATGGCTAATACAATTAGAATCAAAAGAAGGGCTTCTGGAGGAGCAGCTGGAGCGCCAGCCTCTCTGGAAAATGCAGAACTTGCATATAACGAAGTAGATGATGTCCTCTACTACGGTAAAGGAACAGGTGGAGCGGGTGGAACTGCTACAAGTGTTGAGGCAGTTGCTGGTGCAGGTGCCTACCTTACTCTTTCAGGAGTTCAGACGGTAACTGGGAATAAGACATTTAGTGGTCTTGTTCTTGTTCCAACACCAACGGCAAACACGCATGCTACAACCAAGGCTTATGTTGATAGCGCTATTGCTGGAGTTACTCTAGGGAATACAGCGGTAACGGCTGGCTCTTATGGCGGTGCAGGCACAGTCGGCACCTTCACTGTTCAAGCAGATGGTCGTTTGACTGCTGCTGGCAATACAACCATTTCAATCACCGCTTCTCAAGTTAGCGATAGGGCTACAAATCTTGTAACTGGTCTTACTGGTACAGCCAATCAGATTGCAGTTTCCAACTCAGGTGTTGGAGCTGTAACAATTAGCCTTCCAGCTGATGTTACAATCTCAAATACTCTCACTGTTACTGGAGATCTTGTTGTTAATGGAAATACTACAACTCTTAACACCGCAACTCTAACTGTTGAGGATAAGAATATTGTTCTTGCAAATGTTGATACACCAACAGACACAACTGCAGACGGTGCTGGTTTCACAATCAAGGGTGCAACAGATAAGACTCTTAATTGGGTTGATGCAACAGATGCATGGACATCTTCAGAACACCTAAATCTTCTCACCACCAAGAGTTTCCAAATTGCCGGAACTTCAGTTCTTTCTGGAACAACTTTGGGTTCAGGTGTCACAGGCTCAAGTTTGACATCAGTTGGAACCATTGTAACTGGTGTATGGAATGGCACAGCAATTGGCGCAACTTACGGTGGTACTGGTCTTACCTCTTATACAACTGGTGACTTGGTTTACTCCTCTGCTACAAATACCCTTGCAAAACTTGGCATTGGCTCGGCAGGTCAGTTTCTTAAAGTTGTAGCAGGCGTTCCTTCGTGGTCTGATACAGTGGATGGCGGAACTTTCTGATAGGAGGGAGTAATGGCTAACACCATTAAAATCAAAAACTCAGGAACGGCTTCAGCAGTCCCGGCTTCGCTTGAACATGGTGAACTGGGGCTTAACTATGCCGATGGAAAGATTTTTTACAAAAATGGTTCTAATACAATTGTTCAGTTTAGCAGCGGAGGCTCTGTAGATCTAGATGCCCTAACTGATGTGGCTGTTACAACTCCAGCATTAGGACAGATTTTGGAATATAATGGTAGTTCATGGGTAAATAGAGATACTGTTCGTGACAACATGATTAAGTTCTACATGGAGGTTATATAATGGCTGTGACACAAAAAAGATTGGCTGGTCCAACTCAAATTACTACCGTTACATCTGTTGCATATACTGTTCCAATTAACACCACAACTATCGTTAAACAAATCCTGTTAACTAATACAACAGCTTCTTCAAAAACTGCAACAATTCGTTTAAAGCCTCTCAATATTGCTGAAGCAAATACTCATGATATATTAAGCAGTGTAACAATTAATGCAAATGAGACTGTATCATTCAACTGCTCTATGGTTTTAATTAATAATGGAAGTACTGCGAACAATACAAATAGTGATCAAATTACATTTTTAGCATCGTCTAACTCAGCAATCAATGTTACAATATTTGGGATAGAGGAGTCATAATGACAGGTATTTCTAAATTTCCTGCATCCAATGCTTTCGCTTCCTTCATAGATGCCGCTGACCCTGTATACGGTACTGGTTCAGATGGGTCTGTAACTATTTCTGTAAATACAACTTTGTCATCTGATAAGTATTATTATAATTTGGAAATAAGTGCAAACACAAATCTTATCACTGCCGGTTATAGAGTTTTTGTAAAGAATTTACTTACACTTCGCAATGGTTCTTTAATTGGTTTCACAACTGGATCAAACGCAAATGGCTCAATATCTGGTGGAGGAGCTGCTAACACTGCTGTTACAAATAGTCTTGGTGGAAATAGCGCAACACAGGTCGCAGCAGTCCCAACTGTTTCAAACGGTGGAACTGGCGATAAGACGACACAGAGTGGCTACTGGTATCAACCTACACAATCTTCTAAAGGGTATGTTGTAACAGCAACTCAAACCACTCCTTTATTTTTAAGAGGAGGCGCTGGTGGTGCCTCTGGTGCTGGTGGTGGAGTTGTTATTCTTAATGCGAGATATATTTCTTGTGATGCAAATACTATTAATGCATCAATTAGTGCACCAGGAACGGCTGGTTCTGGTGGTGGAGGAGGCGGAGTTATTGTCATCACTTCTGCACAAGCATCTTTGCCAGCAAATGTTTCAACAAATGTTGCTGGTGGAACAAGTTGCGTAGCGGGTACGGTTATTTACTCCCAGTTGGTTTGATATGGCTGGTTTAGAAAGATTTAACTCACCTGTAAAAGTTCAAAGAATCGGTAATGACTCAGTTTACGGAACAGGTTCTGACGGAACCGTAGTGATTGCATCCAATACATCCCTTACTAGGGATATGTACTACAGTAGTCTTACGATCAATAGTGGTTCTCATCTAAACACAAACGGTTTTAAAGTTTTTGTAAAAAATACATTAACTGTAAATGGAAGTATTGGAATAAATGCTGGGGTTGCGGTTAGTAATGCAACTCTTGTTGGAACATCAAATATCGCAGCAAATACCACAAACTCAATCGGAGGAAGTGCTGCTGGTGTAACCTACACAGCATCTCAGGTTTCTTCTGATGTGCGTTCTTATATTGAAAATATTTTGATGGGAGCTTCTGTAAGCGTATCGGGAACGGTTGCTGCTTTTACTGGTGGGGCAGGGGGAGGTAATGGAGCTGCTGGAACTGTTACTCCCGCAACGGCAGGGAGCGGTGCAACCAATGGGGCTGCAGGATCTGCAGGATCTGGAGCAACTGCGGGTGGTGCGGGTGGTGCAGGTGATCTTGGTCCTCATAGAAATGTTTTGGCACCCGGAGGTAATGGCACTGCAGGAACTCCCGGAACCAATGGGGCTGCTGGCTCTGCTGGCTCTGCTGGCACCAATGGAGCCGCTGGTACAACACCCCCTGCTGCTTCGGGAGGAACAGGAGCAAGAGGTGGTGGTGTAGTTCTTGTATGTGCTAAGTCAATTACAGGAAGTGGAAGCATTGTATCTCTTGGCTCACATGGAGGTCTTGGAGGAAACTCAGCAACAGGTACTGGTGCAACAAATGGCGCTAATGGTACTGGCGCAACTGCGGGAGGGGCGGGTTCCGCAGGCTCTGCAGGAACAGCTGCACCGGGTGCCTCTATTGCTCATCATGTCAACAGCCATGCACATATCATAAGTGGTGATGGTACACATGGTGCTCATGTTCAAGTACCATCTCCCGCTCTACCGAGAGGTCATATTGCTGCAGCTCATGGTCAACATGCTCATGGCTCTTATACAAACACTCATCATGGTGCAACCCCTGTTCATCCTGAAAACCATCATGGTGGTTCAAGCCCCACCTACGGTAGTGCTTCAACAGGTTATGCACATGTCGCCCCATCTGGTTATTATCACCAAAACGGTATAAACCATACCGTAGGGGGTCATCTTGGTCATGATGGAGCAGTTGCTCATGGACATTCCGGAGATGTGGAATTTGGTGTTAATAGCTATCACGAAACTGATCACCACCATGTGGGAGGCTATAAAACCCCTCATCACACAGCTTCGCAAGCCCGCCCCCGCACTGATCGTGTTGGCCATCATTTTAATGGTGATCACAGAAACGCAGGCGATCAAAGACATGTAGGTCATACTCACAAAGCAGGAGGAGCTGCGGGATCTGCGGGATCTGCGGGAACTTCTGGTACTTCTGGAAGCAATGGAGCTGCGGGGACCAATGGAACAAATGGCTCAACAACGGCTGGCGCTCATGGTCAGTCAGGTGGAGGTGGAGGGATATTTATTATAACCGATTCAACCCCGACAGGCGTGACAACAAGCGTTGCTGGTGGTACAATTGGAGGAGTTAGCGCTAGTAGTGGTAATATAATTACCGTACTCAATGCATAGGAGGGAAAATGATTCAATTTTCATTAACAGCAGAACAGAAAAAAGAGATGCTTGAAAACAACCTGCGAAGTATTTCAATGGAAATCTACAGTCTGATTCTGTTCTTAGGTCATGATCCAGATACATACGATCAAACTGGAATACTTGCTTTTGCAGAACGAGAAGCTCCAAGCAATGAGGCAAGATTGTTCTCGTTATACAACCGCTATAATTCACTTCAAGAGAAAATAGCCAGCCTGTAGTATGAGAAGGGTGATTTTTTGTCCCAACGAATCCCTCATTCCAGAAGCGGAAATCCTTTCTAAGAAGAATAATTTGCCAATAAATATTGGTTTATTTGACGAAATAGAAAATTTATCATTTGATCATCGGAAAGTTCAAATCCTTGAAGTACCTGAAAAAAACAACCTTTCTTATTTCCAGACCTGTGCTAATCATTTTCATACTAATATTTGGTACGAAAACGATTTTATTGCATTAAAAAATCAAACCGTTTTAAATATAGATGGTGTTGAATTTCAGCCAGTGTTGGCTGAGAAACACAAAGTCCATTTTCTGATTTTAGAAAGTATAACCGGAAATAAAAAATGCAGTATTATTTCCAATAATAAAATAGTAGAAAGTTTTAATTACGATGTATGTTGAAAAAATAGAAGAAATGCCTTGCGTATGGGTGTACAAAGACTATTTTGATGTAAAAGATTTTATTTCAAAATTTGAAGAAGAGGCTGAGAAGTCTTGGTCTTATATTCCGTGGACAAAATCCGTTACTGGAGATGCAGAGAACAGGCGGGAATCAGAGTACAGGAGTTCTCTTGAAGCCCCAGTGGGGGTTCTGCTAGAAAAAGATTTGGTTGCTGATGTAGCGGAGTTGGGGGAATCCTTTAAGGAAATTTTTTCTTCAATTGACAAGTGCATTTGGGATTACCGAAATGCTTATGATTTATTTTTAAAAGAAGTGGAAGTAATAAATCTTTTAAAATATGAAGGAAGCGCTCAGTATCATAGTCATCACGATCACAGTGCAAGCAATGGCAGAATTCTGAGCCTAATTGCTTGTTTTGGAGATGACTTTGAAGGAGGGGAACTGGAGTTTCCCTTTTTTAATAAAACAATAAAATTGCAAAAAAACTCTTTAATCCTATTCCCTTCCAATTTTCCCTACACCCATATAGCTCATCCGGTAACAAGTGGGGTTAAGTACAGTATGGTAACATGGTTTATATGAAAAATATAAGTGAAATCAACCCTCTTGATTACGAAAGTTACTACTTTATAGGCGATATGGATAATATTGAGTTAAAGTTTAATACCACAGAGGGTATGATTGTGCATGATGATTATGATGTGATCAATACAGAATCTGGTAAAATCATCGCCTTCCCAGTCCGAAGAGTCGGTGTCCATAATTACATATGTAATGATGTAAATGTTAGCTTAACTTATTTTGATCAAATGTTTGATATTCTAGATAAAAAAGAATTTGAAGGTTTTAAGTTCTTCATACTTGCAAACTCTATTGAACTCCCAAGTTTTGAGGAATTTGATAAAATAGAGGGGATGAGTAGAACAGTGGAAGGTACGCATGCTATTCGATGTGATTATGGAAAATATGGCTCATTCCCTTTCTCCATTCCCGAAAAGGTTTATGTAATATCAAAAACATTTAATCCACTCAATCTTGCGGGAGTTGCTCATGTGGCATATCTAGAAACTCTAGAAAAAGAGAATCAAAATCCAAACCACTCTTCTGTACTCATGTCCGCAAGATCCTACTCGGCAATGCTAAAAGTTATTTATGAGTGGGCTATGGTGCCGGATGCTGACATCCACGAATATGCTGAAATTTCTCAAAAGGCAAAGGAGCTATGGTCCAGTTTAAATGTACCTGCAGATTTACAGGATTGGCTTTCAACTCAATACCCTGCAGCTAGGTTGTCTAAATATCTAAATGGTCAGCCATATAAGGGTATAGAACATGAGATGCCAGAAGAGATGCCAGAAGTTCTTTCTAATTTTATCAAATCAAATTGTCAGTACAGAACACTAACATCTTTAAAGAATTCTCATCCAAGTAATGTTGTAATTCCTCAAGATATTCTTGATTCCGAAAAGAGTCAAATTGATTTTTTCATTTACGACTTGCTTACAAGAAACAATATTGATTATGAAGATAAAAAGTATATTGATATTGTAAAATTATTTTTTGATAAAAACTACACCTTAGATTTTGCACCAAATAGTAATGTTGGGCAAATGATAGCAAAAACTGCATGTCTTCAAAGGACACTATAATAGTATGAAAACAACAATTGTCGGAAGTGGTACGGCAGGATTAATTACTGCTTTGATTTTAAGAGAAGCGTTCCCCTTTAGGGAAATTACAATCATATCTTCTTCCAAAATTGGGATAATTGGAGTCGGGGAAGGGTCAACAGAGCACTGGAAACTCTTTATGAGCCTTTGCAACATACCACTTGGTGAGATGATTGTTGAATCCAGAGCTACCCATAAGTATGGAATTCGTTTTGAAAATTGGACTAATCATACCCCTGATTATATTCATAGCATATCAAGTGCAGATACTCATGAACCCATTGGGTATTATGCTGCCTACAATGGCTTTATCATGAATAATAGAACATTAACAGAGAACATGGCACCAAGATCTCTTATTGAAAATAAGATAAATGCCAATAACCCTCATCAATCTGTTAATCAATTTCATTTTGACACTTTTTCTTTAAACAAATATCTATCCAATATCTGCATTAGTAGATCTATAAAAATTATAGATGCTGAGGTTATCAAGGTTAATTTAAATTCAGAGAACGGCTATATTGATTCCGTAATGCTGGACAGTCTTGAAAACTTTGAATCCGATTTCTGGATTGATGCTACAGGAATGAAGAGAACTCTGATGTCAGAGATTGGCAATACAGAGTGGAATTCCTTTAAAGACTATTTGCAAATGGATTCTGCAATAGCTTTCCCAACAGAAAGCGACCCTTCTGGTGAAATTAGACCGTATACAAGGGCGAGAGCGATGTCTAATGGTTGGGTTTGGGAAATTCCAACACAAGACCGGCGGGGTAACGGTTATGTATATGCTTCCCAGCATTGCACTGATGATCAAGCGGTCAAGGAAGTGTCCGACCTGCTAGGTCGTGAAGTTGAACCAGCACGAAGTTTTAAATTTGATCCGGGTCATCTAAAGAAATTCTGGGTAAATAACTGCGTAGCAGTTGGGTTGGCAGCAGCTTTTGTTGAACCGATTGAGGCAACATCTATTGGGTCAACAATCCAGCAAGCTAGATACTTAATGCATTCGCTAAGTACTTATGACTTGAATTCTAAAAAAATTCAAGAAGACTATAATCTTAAGATGAATACTATGATGGAAAACATATTGGCAATGATTTCTCTTCACTATGTTTCTGATAGAGAAGATACACCTATGTGGAAGCAGCAAAAACAAATGAAGAAGCCAGATTACCTAAATAATCTTCTGGAACTTTGGCAAGAAAGACCTCCATTCCGTGACGATATCCCAACAAACAGTTATGAGATGTTCCATGTTCCTCACTTTTATCATGTTGCACAGGGTCAAAAGATGCTCTCTGCGGAGAAAGCGGAAAAAATGATTAGCGCTTATGGCAAGAATCAATTTGTAAATAAATTAATTTCAGATATCAAACTGGACCAAACAGCACATGCAAAGGTGGATCATGCGGAAGCACTCAGACAAATACAACTATAAGATTGCACATTTCCGACACGACATACCAAAACCTAAAAGGGGAGAAATTGTCATCGTCCCCTCAGACAATCGTTTGATAGAAATACCCCCTTATGTCGCAGGAAGCCAGTTACCTTCTTGGTGGAAACTTCTTCCAAAAGAAAAGGGTTCGCTTAGGTTTTGTGAGGGTACATATGATTTCAATAATCTTGGGATCATCATTCCGGCATGGTCGGATATAAAAGTCAGACCAGATATCACAGGGACTAATTTTGAAGCAAGAATCGTTCCGATGAGCGATTATGCAGACTCAACCAGTCCATTTACTATTGAGGACTTTACTGCTCAATCAGCATCGGGTTGCCCAATGGAAGATATAAGAAAAATTAAAACGGGAAGATATCTTAAATTAGTTTCCCCTTGGAGATATAGAACGCCAAAAGGTGTTTCTTTAATGGCAATGCCTCTTTTGCATGAGCCAAATGAGAATTATGAAGTAGTTCCGGGATTGGTCCATACTGATTTCTATAATCAAATTCATGTTGTTTTAAATATTAAAACAGATAAAGAATTCTCTATACCTGCGGGAACCCCATTGCAACAGTTAATTCCAATTAATCGCAATGATAATATTAAAAAAATTACTTTTGGAAATGAGTCAATGTTTAAGTTTGTAAGAAATTCAGGATTGGGTGATTCCTATGTCCCCGCTGAAAACTCAAGAGTTTTTTATCGTAAAAAACAGAGAGAGCTAGATTCGGAAGCTAAAGAAGAGGATGGTAAAAAATGGTATTCTTTAAGAAAATAATTGATGCAATTAAGACGATGAGTAGTCGTTCTTACTGGACAAAGGTTAACTCAGTAGAGGCTTGGGGATTTGCAACAAAGATTGCAATTATCTTTCCGGGTCTTCTTCTTGATAAACAATGGTGGTGGTTATATATCTTTGCCATCATTTCAAGCATAAGTCTTATCTGGACATCAACCCGCAAGACTTTGCCAACAATTATCCTATTCAATGTTGCTTGGGTGATTCTAGCCAGTTTGTCTATCCTGAAGCATTTTTGGTGGTTTTGAGATTTACCAACTAAACCTATATGCTGTATAATTAAAGCATAATGGATGAAGTAAAAATCAACACATCTAAAACCCTTACACTAACCCTGCCAAGTGACCCAACCTCAAATCTGGTATCGGTGTCGCTCTATCATGAATTCGGTGATCTAGTCTCAGGTCCAACCAGTGCCTCTAGGACAGCCACAGGGGTTTATACAATCACATTTGGTCAGCAAGCATCTGGTATCTATATTTTAAATTCTGGGGGGAAGTACAGGGCTGATTTCACATACACAGTTTCGGGGACTCAATACACTCAATCTCAAATTATCAATGTCTATACGCCATACATTTCGTATGATGAGTTCTTCGAGGAGCACCCTGAGCTTGAGGAATCTTTTGGTCAAAATTTTGACAAAAATGAAAGACAAGTCAGGAATATTATAAATACCTTTATTGGTCAAACTTTTGACCCATATTATGACAAAACGATTCTTCTGGAAGGCAGGAATTCAAAGACGCTGCATCTACCTCTTCCAATATTTAATTTGAAATTGGTAGTCAAGGATATTGGTCTTGATGAAGAAACTATCATTCATGACTCAACAAGTGCTCAGCTCAATAATCTTGAAAAGGTCAAGAATCAGCCTTTCAATTTTAATTCTTCTTATAATATAAAATGGAGAGCAAGCATTATAGACAGTCTAAATGCCTTTCTTTTTACAAATGTGTTTAGCGCAAATACTACATACAGCGTCAAGGCGGATTATGGTTGGCAGTATGTTCCTGAGAATGCTAAACAAGCGGCTTCTCTTCTTTTAGCTGATATGCTCAATGATGATTCTATGTATAGAAGGCATGGTTTCTATGCCGTTGATTTGGATATTGTTAAATTACAGTCAAAGCAATCGTTCTACGAGTCCACAGGAAACATTGATGCAGACACATTGCTCATGGACTATACGCTATTTGTTATGGATTATATAGGATAATGGCTGGTGCTGGATTTTTAAGATATCCTCACACCGTTGAGATTCACGAAAAAACAACAAGCGTGAACCCCGCTGGTCAGCAGTATTATACCTTTTCTCTAAACCAGAAAATTCCTGCAATCGTCAACTCTCCTGAAGACCAGTACTCTGCTGGAGCAAAGATAAGGATGGCTCCATATCAAGACTTCATCCCTGTTATTCAGATGATTGTCCCTGGCTCTTATTCCTCAACTGTTATCACATCATCAAGAGTTCTCAATATCAAAGACAGGTATGGGAATGTCTTGGAGACTGGCCCTTATGAAATTATTACAATTCAGGCAAAATATGGATGGAATGGTAAAAAGCACCATCTTCTTGTATCTCTAAGATCTGTGGTGGAACAGTAATGATTAGATTTCAAGCCAAAAGTAATCTGGATGAAGTTCTTGATTATATTTACTCAATGCCAAATCAGATAGAAATGCTAGTAAGTCAGACGATGGCTGATTCCGTAAATGATTTACAAATTGAATTACCTGCCAGATTTGGTAATGCTGCTAATGATGCAGTGGTTACTCTTGGGTATGATGGCGGAGATATAAGTATATCTGTTGATGAGATAAACCCATATCATCTACTTAATGCAACAGGAGAAACTTATGATGATGTTGTTTTATATATTGAAGAATTTATATCAAATAAGTTAGCGGAAAATTTTAGAAATGCAGGTTATGATTATGGCAATTAGTGTTTATGATATAAACTCCCATTTAAAGAGTGATGCAACTATCCTTTCCGTTGCGGGTAAGGAAATGAGCTTCTTTCCGGTTGTGGCTACTGATGGTGAGTCTGCTCCGTATGTCGTCTACTACTACAACCCAATGGTTTCCAATGTGGAGACATACTGGGAGAGATACGATTATATAAAATATTCAATTTTTGACACAGATGTTGACAGGTTATTCCGTCTTTCAGATAGGTTCATAAATCTTCTAAGCATCGGGGATCAGGTCGCTCAGGCAAATGGTATCGAAAGTGATACGGTCAGAATCCTGTCATCTAAACAAACTGGGTCAAGTCTAAATGCCCCATTAGAAATAAATGGTTTATATAGAATGAATTTAGACTTCAGAATATGCCTTGTGGTAAAATAAGTATGGTAGTATAATAATATATGAAATATACTACTATTACATATGTCGGTAAATTACCGGGGTATGTTGTCAAAATAGGAAACAAAGTCTATGATTTTGAGTGGAATAAAGGTCTTGGAATCGGAAGAAGAAAAGATGAAATCAGTCAAGAACATACAAAAAAGATCGCTAAATGGCGTGATAAAAAGGGCAAAAGAATTTTTGTTCTTGAATAATTTTAGGAGGAACTAAAAATGGCAGTTAATGTCTCAAACATCGTGGTCGGAGAGGCCACACTTAAGCTTGGCGATTCCGCCAATGCTACCTCGATTGCAAACATGGATGCTTTCTCGGACCTCGGCGCTACACAAAATGGCGTTGAGATTTCGTGGGAGCCAGACATGGTTGATATCGAAATTGATCAGTACGGTGATGCTGCAAGAATCGTTCAGTCGAAAGTTAAGGTTATGGTTAAGACCACCTTGGCAGAAGCAACATTGAATAACCTTGCACTCGCATGGAACTATGACCAGAACACTGGTGGAGCTGATATCGCAAACAATGCTGACGGTGCGAACACCCAAACTTTCAAGTTTGGCGCACAGACCGTATTCCCATACGAGAAGGCACTTGTTATTACCGGTACAGCACCAAACTCTGCTGCTGGCGGAGTTAAGACCAGAAAATTCTACACAAAGAGAGCAATCTCAATGGATGCATCGAATGTAACCATGAAGAGAGCAGAGGCATCCGTCTTTGCTGTCGGTTTCAGAATTCTTCCAAAGGTTGAAGACTCTGGTTATGAGTACGGCAAGATCATCGATCAAACCGCTTAATCAATAAATAAAACTTAATTATCTTGTGAAGTCCCTAGGGTCAGTATGCTATACTGAAACTCTAGGGATTTTGCTATCCCCATAACACTAAGGAGAAAAAGTGGCTACAGACAAAAACAAAGACCTATTTTTAGGCACAGAAATCATCTTCGCTGATGGTAAGAAGAGAACAATTAGACCTTTGACAATTCGTAACTTGAGAAAGTTTATGAAGATTGTTAAAGACCTGAAGACAGAGGACAACCTTAATGATGACGATATCGATGTTATGGTTGAGGCTGCAGCAGTAGCACTACTCGCAGTTGATCCTGAACTTTCAGAAGATAGAGAGGCACTTGAAGATGCTCTCGACCTTCGTTGCTTTGGCGAACTTATGTCTGCCGCAATGGGTTCAGACCCTTCCTAACAGATGAGGGCGGGAGTGGTGAGCCTCTTTCTTGGGAGGACATCCCGCTACTCAAATACGAATGCGAAATATTCGTAAAAACTGGGGCTTGGAAAAGCATAGAAGATCTTGAATATAATCTCACCTTAGACGAGATGTTTCTTCTTTACAGAGCTTGTGCCAATGACACAAACACAACAATGAAAGTAATGGCCGCATCGCAAGGTGCAGATGTTGATTTTGATGATGACTGGTATGATCCAGAACCAGCAAGACCGGCTGATGCTAAAGAAATTAGTTCTATTCCATTTGGTCTTGGATATTCTATTGAATAATTCGCTTTATCATAAAGGCGTATGTAATAATGTATAAGAGATAATTATGACAAGTATAGGCAGAGTTCAAATTGATACTATTATTGACAACAGCCTAAAAGCGGCTATTGAGTCAATGGGTGACTCTGTTCAATACATTCTAAGAATTACAAATGATTTAAATAGAACATCAATGTCCACAAAAAGTGGAGTTGATTCCTTAAATAAGGCTTTGTCAAGTGGTACCAGTTCCTCATCTGCATATGCAAGAGCAACTTCAAACCTTTCAAAGAACCAGCAAGTTCTTGCCAACCACTTTAAGCATGTCTCAGCCACCGTTGAAAGACTGCAAAGAGATATAAATAGCTTTACTGCTATATCAACGGCAAGCGCGGCTGCTACAAGACAACAAGTTGCAGCATCCCAATCTCTAGTAAATTCTCTTAATAGCCAACTTGCTATGCAGAAGGAGTTGCAAAAGTATTCTCTTGCACAAAGCTATAAGAATCAAGCGGCTTCTTTAACAGATCTTTCCAACAAGTACAGCATGTCCGGAACGAGATTATCTCTTTCAGTATCCGCTCCAATAATCGCATTTGCAAGATCTGCATTTAGCACATTCAAGAGATTGGAAGTTCAAACAGTTCGTACAACAAAACTTATTGGAGACTCTTACAAGACCATAGATGAAGTTGTCAGGACTACTGGGGCATCATTGGCAAAAGATGGCAAGAGTTATTCAATGGTTATTGATGGTCAAGTGCAGCAATTGTATACCGTTAATGGAGCAATGGAGAAACTTACCAAAACTCTTGACGATATAAGTTTCAAATACGGTATTTCTAGGGAACTCGTACAAGGTCTTGTAGGCGATTATGCTGAATTAGGAATTAGCTCAATAGGTGCTCTTGCGAGCCTGGTTGATTTAACTGCAGCAACTGAGAAGTTGGGTAATGTTGATATTGGAGAATCACAAGCATTCATTCAATCAATTTATCAAACAGTGATGAGGGTGAATAGAGACTTGGGCAAAGATGTTACTGCAGATGAAGCGTTGAAGGAAGTAACTGCTCAATTAGCAATGTTTAACCAACTTGAAAACAAAACATCTTTGTCTCTAAATAACTTGGCAAAAGGCTTCCCTGAATTGACAGCATCGGCAACCTCTTTTGGCCTTTCAATGGGTGAAGCTGCTTCATTGATGGTTCCAATGGTTGCTGCTGGTTTCCAAGTTGGAGCATCTGCCAACTCGGTTAAAGTATCTCTACAAAGACTTGTTGACTTAACAAAAGAAAACAGTCAATTAATTGATGGTTTTAGACAGAATAATAAAGATTTTACAATCGAAGCAGGTGTCGGTATTGAAACAATTCAAAAACTTGCAGACTCTTATAACTACCTTAAAGAATCGAAGGGTGAGCAGGGAACCATGGAAATGTTCTCAAATCTTTTTGGAGTGCGTCAGGGTCCAAGAATGGAAGTCGCAATTCAGAACCTTGCTCAGTTCCAAGATGCTCTTGATAGACAAGGTTCTATAGAAAGAGAAATTGCTGATAAATTTTCAGAGTATATAAGAAAGAATACCGCTGGTCTTGGAGACGAATATAGTAAATTCCAAGTTAAGAAGTTTGAAGACTTATCAGCGGCCGTTGAGTTGGCATCAAGTAAGGATGAAAAAGTTGCTGCTGCGTTTACTGCGGGCAGATCGGAATTTGCTAACTATCTTAGAGAACAAGCACAGGCGGGGGCAGATGTTGTAGCTCAAATATCAACAGAATCAGGTCGTGCATTGATTGTTGCCGCTCAGGGAGGTACTGAAGGTTCTGAGGCTCAAAGAAAATTTTTGCAAGAAGTTGCGGCCTCTCTTGAAACTGCAGAGACACGGTATAACAGAGCAAGAGAAATTATTAAAGGAATCGGAAGACAAATTGTTCCAATTGTTAGTGAAGTATTAAAAGCGCTAGTCCCTATTCTTGACTTTATATCAAATATTCTTAAAAAAATTGGACCAGTTGGAAAGATGATTTTTGCAATTGGGTTGGCACTATTTGCTGCCATTGGTCCGGTAATGAAAATTATGGGTGCGGTATTTCAACTGAGATCTGCATTTGCTTCAATTCGTGGAATGAATGCATTTGGTAAATTAAAAACACAGGCAATTGAAGTTTCAGAATCCATGATTCGTTCCAATGCCGCATTATTCAAAATGCGTGGAGGTTTAGCTCAGATTGGTAATAAATTCTTTTTGAAAGCTACTCTAAAAGAATTCCAGCAACTTGAAAAAGCAATGGCTTTGTCTACTGGTGGATTCTTCCAGAAGAGAACGGCAGATAAGATATTCAAATCACTTGGTGTTGATAAACGACAAGCAAACTTTGAAGGTCTTATGCCAGGTTATAAAGAATCCGTTAAGGCTGGGTTTGCTAGTGCAGGAGATTTATCAGTTTCTGAAGGTTATAGGAAAGAGACATATGACGCAGACGGAAATATTATTGCTAATATAAAAACAGAAGCAGCAGCCATTGGAACAGGAATTGCTGAAGCATTCCTTGAAATATTAAGAATAAATGGGTTTGATACAAACCAGACAAAAGGTAATCAACCACCTCAAACTCCACCACCGACAATTCACGGACCACCATCACCACCCGGAATGCCAAACAGTGGCTATCCCGGTCCCGGAGGAACAGGTCCCGGAGGAACAGGTCCCGGAGGTTCTGGAACCAAACCTTCTAAGAGAGTATCTGCTAAACAAAATTATCAACAAATAATTGATGACATTCTTGACCAAGTAGATCAGGGTGTAAGTGCTGATCTTGACATGATTGCTTGGACT